TGAAGTTTCTTTGCTTAGAAGTATCTTTGCTTTTGCTTCAGCCTCAGTTAACTTGAGCTTGGCATCAGCCGCTTGCTTCTGAGTTTTAGCATTTAACCAACCGCCAGCAAGTTCAGCAATTGGTCCTATGAACGCTTGTAACATTACTCACCCTCCATTTTTATACTTGCCTTCTTCGGCTCTGCCTTTGCAGCATAGGCATTAAATCCCATAAACGCAGCAACAACACCTGATGCAGCTATCACGTATACACTTGCAATATCTGTGATAAGACTAGCTGCTTTGTCGAAACCAAGAACAGAAGCTAACAATATAATAAACGGATAGATCAACATGCCAGCAAGTGCAAACCCGGTAAACCTACGCTCTGCATTGCGCTTTAGATCCCGGTCTATCATTTCCAAACGTCGATCTTCTAAAGCAATTTTATTCCATTCAGCACGTTCTATAACGCCATTACCGTTAGTATCTGCTTTGTCAAACTCTGTCATCCCTTCGCCCTCGCATATGCAATTGCAATTCTTTTGTCGCGCGTAATTATAACAACTTTTCCGTTTTCATCATAGATAATATATTTGCTGCGCCACTCTTTTAATATCACCGTTCAATTTTAATACACACTACTTTAGAATTATTACTGGTGACTAAAACCTTTGCTTGTACCTTACCTTGGTTGCAAGCTTCCTCATTGCTGTAGCTGTCTATATGGTAATGGTCGAATGTGCCACTTACCAGCTGTATCCATAGCAGAACCCACATCACCAGCGCCCTTGATATTTGCCAATGAAATAGAAAATGCAAAACAAAATACCACCACTAAGCAAAAAAATAAAACACCCAATAGCAAAGTTAATAGCCGCATCAATTTGCTCCTGTTTTTTATAAGCTGCTTCTTTTCGTATGCGCCGTTGCTCTGCCTCAATTCTTAAAATCTCATCCCACGCGCTTGGTCCGTATAAAAAACTGATTTCGGATCGGAGAGACTCCCTCATTTCGTCAAGTTTGCGCCTGTTGTTCCAAATTAAAATAGCGCTTTCTTCATCCGATCCTTTAAATGTTTTTTCCCAGAACGGTGGATTTTTTTGGCGTTCCTCTATGCGAGTAAAATCTGAAACAGCTTTCCCCCACGTAGCTAAAGAATTTCCCATTGACATGAGATCATCCCCGGCACTTATAGCTCCGCGTAAAGTTTTGTATGCGCCAGTGGCAAGGGCGATACAACTAACCGGGTCCATGTGCCTAGCTCAGATAAGTCATGCGTAATAACAACAGCAAGCTTGCGCCAGTTATACAAATCATTATTGCTTCCATGCGCTTAATACGATTATACAAATCTTTAAACTGTATCTTCATTTCAGTTTTTATTTCAATAACGTCTTTCTCAACTTCGTCTATTCGAGAGTGTGCTTGTGAAAGTGTGCGTGTACGTTTATCCATGCTCTATCCTTACGGTTTCGTAGGCCAATCAGCATCTTCCAAATTAGGCCAGTTGCTATGAGTTGGTAGATCACGTAGAGCTTGCCTATAAGTCTTCATGTTGTCTGCCATAGTAACGTCTGACATGGCATGCCAATCTGTCTCTGCAAGCTTTGCATCTCTGGTGGCTCTGTTTGATGCAGCAACATTAGTGTCTAGTGTAGCTTGATAAGCTGCTTCATGTTCTGCTTTAGTAGTCTTCTTGCCATCCTCGTCAGTCGTATCAGCAAACATATCTTTTGCTACATACTTCTCAACCCAGTTACCTTTTGCATCTTGCTCAACGCCATCCCTTGCGCTTGTTTGATATGCTGTGGTTGTAGCGGCAGGGCTTAATAATACGGCATCTAAGTCTAACGCATCTAGTGTGTTTTGACTCCACACCTTTGGCAATGACATCTTAGGGTTTGCAGCCCTCCATTCACCTTGGCTTTTAACTTCGCCTGTTGTTCTGTTTCTATACTCACCCATAGATTGATCCTTTCTTATAGGTTTGATTATGCTATTGCGTAGTAAATGTAAGTGCCAGAAGCTAGATTACTTGTAAGTGTAAAGCCTGAGCTAAGAGGGTCTATTAAATCAGTGTTTGTAACTTCTGCATCTCTTTCATTAAATAAAATATAAGGATCATTTCCGGCTACAATACCTGATGCTGAGTTCCAAACGTACCAATCATTGTCACCTGCTTCCATGCTCCTAATCATTACAAAGCGGCTTCCGCTAGAAAACCCTGCGTCTACGTTTGTATCTGAACCAGATGTATGACTTGTGCTTCCAATTTTAGAGATACCTGCTAATGTAGCAAAAAGGTAGGCTATGTAGGTTTCAGTTGACTTATTTACCCTATCGTTATTGCCTAAAGAAAAAACACTATTAGTTGGGGCAGTGTCATTCCAGTAATCGCTACCTCCAAATTGACCACTACTTAAATTCAACCTGATAACATTTTGCTCTGGATTAGTTCCGCTGTTTAAACCTGTATGATACACAGCCCAATCTTTTGTAAAAGACCTACTCTTCACCCAAATCATCTCCGCAGGGACTGTTAAGTTATGCGGAATAGTTCTATTGCTTCCTGTTCCTGTGTATGCACAAATATCGCAGAAAGAGGGTGCTCTTTTCCAATTGAACATTACATTTGTATAACCACTCCAATAACTTCCACGCACATACCCTGTCATGCTAGGACCATTTACAATATTAGATGATCCAGATTCTGCACCTGTACTATACGTTAAAAGGTTCTTGCGAAACTCGTTTTCTTTAGCAATCCCACGCACACGATCAATTACAATATTGCTTTGCGTGTCGTTATCGTTAGTAACTTTATCAATAATTAAATCAACAGGAAAACCAGTAGTGACAGTTGAGTTTGTTGAGCCAGAGACTTCTTGTACATTGAAAACCTTTGTTGCATCAGTTGGTGGATTTAATGGGCCACGCCTTATTGCTATGTATATATACTTGTCACCGTTGTCATTTACTTCGCTACCCCCAGTGACCAACTGAAAACCATTTGCATTAAAGGATAAAGGCCCACTGTCACTGGCTTCTCCTGCAATAGCATTTGGCTGTAAAAAGTTTGCGTTGTCACCTATATACATCCCACGAAATATATCGTGCAGACGCCACTCTTTAGCAGTCGAAACATTTTTTATTAAAACCCACTGCGGTTCAAAACCTAGATTAATTACTGGGCCAGTATTCGAGCCATTACCATCGTAACCCCCACAAGAAATCACTGGGCTGTCACCGTCACCCCCAAAGCCAGTTGCTGATCCGTCATTGGCGTGGTGTGCAAAGATATAAAAAACATAATCGCCACCCGAACTATAAAAAGTTAATTCAGTAGAAGTTGGCTGAACAACGGAAGTACCATTACCAAAAACAAACTGTGGAGCATTATAAGCTGATGTTGCATTTGTACTATTTAAAGCTAATGCACCAGTTGAATTTGATCTATGCCAAACATACCATTCACTAGTCGAACTAGTACGTTTCGATATAATCATGCCCGGAGTTTGACCCAAAGAATGGCTTACTGTATTAGCCCCTGCACTTGTTGAACTTACTTTAACCACATCAAAAAACTTAGGGGCTTTTCTAAAACTCCAAGATACATAGTTAGGATAATTTTCTGGATTATTTTCGTTTACATCACCTGATGTTGTACTCGATATACCAAACCCTGTTGAGCTATGAGTTACAGAATATGATGTATCGTAATATGCTAATGTAGTATTAGATAATAAAGCTTTATTATTTGCATCCCTATCACTGCCAAAGAAAAAATGAGACGAATTTCCATTACGTTTTTTAATCCAAACCAAACCACCTTCGCCACTCAAGTCCAGATTATTGGTGATTGTATTTGCAGAACCATTTCCGCTATATGTGTAAGTCGAATAGACCTCGTCTACATCTAGCCCTGCACCTCCTGCTGCACCTGCAACAGCTTTTAAAAGTTTAGCTAACTTTGCCATTTTTGGCTTCCTCTAGGCGGCCCAAGGTTGCCCCAAGCCTGTTGTTGGAGTTTTTTGAACACCAATATTATTAGCGATAGCTGTCTCAATACCATCTTTATCAAGAGCAGCTTGTGACCAAGCAATACAGTTAGCTTCCGTTACGCTGTCATACGCAATGAAGCCGCTACCTAATGCATCTGGCTCATGGCCTGTCGTGCCGTATCTAGACGCTGAGTAATCACCATCGACGCCAGTACAACGCCAGTGAATAGTAGTAATGCCACCATCAGATAAGTTACGCTCAACTGTAGGTATAGTCCATGTATATGTAATTGCCATTTTTACTCCTTAAGCAAATGATCCTGCATATGCTGCGTATACATCTGATCCAATTTTCCAAAGCACAATAGTATCTTTAGCGGTCAATGTAGGTGCAGCATTGCCACCTGATGAAACCCAATAGTTTACGGCTGTCCAAGCAACATTGTGTGACGCCCCTGCAAGTAACATTAGGACTACAGCCTCACCATCTGCCAAGCTGTCTGTAAACGTTACATCGCCTGTGAGGGTAACTGTTTGTATTGCACCATTATCGTAACTAAGAGCTATAGAAGATGCGTAAGATACTGTAGTTGTTGTGTCTACAACACCGCCAGACAGGTAGAGGTCTTTCCATTTTACATCTGAAGCACCTAAATCAGAAGCACCAGATTCGTTTGTTCCACTTTCATCAGTTGCGACCAAAGCATTATTCGCAAGGCGAATACCAAAGTTAGTTGGGTTTACTAAGTAAGGTTTGCTACTTTTAACTCCAATCCCACCAATACGACCATCATCTGCATAAAGCCCCAGAATCTCACCGTCACCATTTCGCCTGTTAAACTGAACAACCGCTGCATTGTTTACAACAAATTGGTTTGTATCATCCGAAAGCCTAACACCGTAAGAATTAAAACCAGTTGTTGATTTACCCACTAGCAAGTTACCTGATGTATCTACCCTGACCTTCTCTACGTTGGCAGTTCTAAAAATTAAAGGGTGGCTGCTTTTAGACCCAACATATGTACCGCTACTGTCAGCATAAAGTCTTCCATAAGCAGAGGTAATATCACCGAAGTCTATCATTCCACTAGACCCTGAGTCTACTGCAATGCCTGTTGATGTAGTGGCGAGTTGGGATTCGTTGTCATAATAAAGGGTTACTGCTCCATTAGATGTACCATTTAGTATGTTTTCACCAGAAGCATTTTGGATACGAACATCTGTGCCTTGAAGGTATAAAGAGCCTGTGCCACCTTCTTTTACATAAGAACCTGATCCATCGTGAAAAATCTGTAGGTCAGACCCTGCTCCAAAGATGGCTTTGTCGTTGTCTCCAAAGTTAATATCATTGCTGTTTACATCTAAGTTACCACCTAGCTGTGGGCTAGTATCATCTGCAAGAGAGCCAATGCCAGAAACATTAACAGTATTCCATGCTGAACCATCATAAAATTTATAAGCATTACTTGTTGTATTGAAAAATAAATCACCTTCATCAAGGCTACTTGTCGGATCTGAAGAGCCAACACGATACCGTTCAGCAAAACTATTAACACCAGAAATATTTGTTGCTACCGTATTAACATTAGTAATCGCACCACCAACATTGTTTACGTTGCCTATTGATCCAGCCACTGTTCCAATAGTATCAGTACCGCTTAAGTTTGTGGCAATCGTTCCAATGTTTGTAGTGTCTCCAGCAACCGTAGTAACATTAGCGCTAATCCCGGCAACCGTAGTCACATTTGATGCAATACCAGCAACCGTAGTTACATTAGCAGATATACCACCCACCGCATTGACGTTAGATATATTAGTAGCAACAGTGCCTATATCAGTAGCATCACCAGCCACCGCTGTTACATCTGAGCTAATCCCGGCAACAGTCGTTACATTCCCCGATATACCAGCTACTGTTGTTACGTTAGAAGATATACCAGCGACAGTACCAATATCTGTACCGTCTGCCGCAACGGTTGTTACGTCAGAACTTATACCAGCTACTGTTGTGACGTTGCTACTTATTCCAGCGACAGTAGTTACATTAGCCGAAATGCCAGAAACAGTATTTATATGACCTTGGTCAGTCGTTGTTGGCGTTGTACGGAGCCAAGTAGTTGTACCTAAGTTGTAAACCATTAGCACATTGTTGGTTGTATCGAAAAATAGCGCACCGTCTATAAGCGCATCACCGTCATTGTCTACAGTTGGATTGCCACCTGATGTAGATTTTGCTCCTAGGTATCGATCATCAAAACTATCAAGCGCAGCTTCCGATGCAGCTTGTGCAGTTTCACTATCGGTCTTTGCTGTTTCGGATGCAGTCTTTGCTGTTTCACTCGCGGTTGCAGAACTTGCAGCAGCGGTTGCAGAATTTGCAGAAGCGGTTGCCGAGCTTGCAGCAGCCGTGGCAGATGAAGCAGCAGCGGTTTGCGCTGTGGTAGAGGATGCAGCATCGACTATCAAGTCATACTTTGCGCTGTTTGCATTTGTTGTAAGGGGCTGAGAGCCGCTAGATGTATGCGCGGTATTTACCAAAAAGATATTATTAGTGCTGGTATCTTTAACTATGTCTCGTGGATTATAAGCTGTACTAGCTGCCCAGTTGCCACGAAACGTTCCTAGCTCTTGGGCGATTGATAAGTTGCCAGCAGCATCAAAACTAAACAGTTTGTTGGCACGATCTGTTGCAGAGACTGTAAACTCAGAGTTAGTTATAACGTTTGTACGAGAGCCCTTGATAGCACGACTAAGTTCTTCTTCATGTTTCTGCGCCATAAAGGTTAGCTTGTCTAAGCTTTCTTCTAAAGACTGCGCCGGGAACGGATCATTAGGAACAAGATCTAAACCTTGCGTAAGAGGCTGTTCACGTATGATAACAACCGTAACACCGCTTGCCGGGGCAGTTCCAAACACTACGTTACCGCCGCTAGCCGATCCTACACCTGTAACAGTATAGTGCGTTGTTATTGTTTGCGTTGTTTCCGTACCGTCAGCTGCACGTAAAATAACCGTAAGATCATCTTGATCAAAGATCTTAAAGGAGTAGGCAAAGGTTGTTAACGTGCCGTTGCCGCTAAATGAAACTTTATTTGTGCTACTAGATACTGTCATAACAAATCCTTACTTTGCGCAAAAATACCATATATTGTGTCTGTTGTGTAGTTCTTAATTTTCAAAAATGTTTTCAAGTCTTGGTTTGCGTTCTGGTGAAGTTTCACCTGTTCCCCACCAATAATCTTGTCCGTAGTCTTTTCTAAATCGTCTTTCCATTTTACGCATTTTCTTTCCAGCTTTAGGATCTGCCCACAATTGTAATTGATCTAAAACATTTCTTTCTAGTCCTAAACGTAAATACCAAATAGAAGAACCCGGAGCGTATCTGCCAGTAAATTTTATAAACTCAGAAGCTGCTTTTGTATCTTCTCCTTTTGCAACTTCTAATAAATTACCAATTGTTAATTTTCTAATATCATTTGCAAACCCCACAGTTGGCCCAGCAATTGTTTCATATAAACCACGTTCATATCTATTTACATCTGAAAATAAAAAATCACCATATATACCCAAGCCACCACCTTGCATAAAAGCAGCGCCCCAAAAATCTTCTGTGTTCATAGGACGCGGATCACGACCTTTTGACATTTCTTTTAACTGTAACGCTAATGCGCCCATAAGTGTTGTTGATATTAATAAATTAGTAAAGTACGCACCTTTGCCAGCCAATCCTTGTTGCGTCATGCCGCGTACTAAATGTGTATTAACAAGTGTTACGCCAAAGTTTTTATACATGGCAAATGATCTTGTAATTTCACCAGCTATTGTTCCCGGTCTGCTATCAGCTGTTAAAGCAACTCTACCGCGAATACTTGAAGATGGTACAGCAAAATTAGTTTCCGTATTTACCATTTCCAACACTCGCGTTGTTAAACTTTCAGCAACATCTGAAGATATATCTGTTCTAGATCTTATATCTGCCGGGCGTAAAAACTTAGCTCCACGCTCTTCATATTGTTGTGTATTCCTAATAATATCCCAACTTTGTTCATCAAACCCATAACGCTCAAAAGTGCGTTTAAAATTTGGATCTAAATCAGCAAATCTTTTATTTGCGTTACTTGCCATAGTACCAAGAAATTCCATACCAAACGCCCATCGACCAGCGCTTGTCATTGGCGATAGCAAAGAAGCGCGCATAACAAAATCCGCTGTTCTTCTTGTTATCTCTGGACCTGATATGTCTCCTACATAACGCATTTGACCAGCTGCTAAACTTGTCCAACCTTCGGCAATTAAACCTAGACGTATTGCTAACTCACCTTTTTCTTTTGCACCTAGAGGATTAAGTAAATCTAAATACTGTGTTATTGTTGACGTTTGAGGTATACCAGCAAACGACCTTGCCATACGTTGAAAATTTAAATCAGTTATTGCAGATATAGCAGCTGATCCTAATTGTGCAGATTGAAGTATCTGTCGTGTGCCAGCCATTGTTGCAGCGAATACACCATTAACAGGTTCGTTGTTTCGACCTGTTATAGCCATATACAATTCATCTATTTTTTTTGCTGTAGACCTTGCTTTGTTTTCTGCTTTAACGTCACCTGATGATTTTTTATTTAAAGTTTGCTTAAGAAAAGTAATTGTTGCATTCGGATTAGGACCAAGAATTTCTAATTGCGCTATGTCTCTTGACATATTTGTTACATGAGAAATCATAGTATCAAATGAATTAGGATTTCCAAACTTTTCTTGGTACTGCATCCAACTGTCTGCATCTGCAAAAGATAAAAACCTATGGTCTTGCCGCCTGTTTCCTAAAGATTTACCATTTGATGCACCGCCCGGCGTAAGTTTATTCATACCGTCCGATTGTATCGTTTCAAAAACATCACGTAATACAACTTCTAATTTTTCGTCAGAAAAAGCTAAACCTGTGTTTTCATCTATCATCTTTGTGCGGTCTAAACGCGGTGTTACAAAATCACGCCATGTTTCATATCCAGCTTTGCGAACCTCTAACATATCGTGTGATTGCGGCAATCCCCAATCCAGCCGTTTAGGTATTGCACCACCAGCCCGGTTAAAACGTTTACGCAACAACTCAGAAGCATCACGCCAACTTTGAGCTAACTCACGCGCGCTTATATCGCCTGTATCTTCACCAAAAATTTCACGCACAACATTTTTTAGTTTAGCTTTTTGCCTTACTTCACCAATTGTATTTCTGCGAAACGTACCCAAAATTTTAGACATTTCGCCAAAAGCTTCACCTTTTATAGCTTCTTCTCTTTGTGCAACACTGGAAAACCGTGAGTTACCATCTTGCTCAAAATGAGATAGTGCAGCTTTGTATATGTCTTGTTCACCTAATGACGTTCTGTAATCGTCAAGGTTTCTTGTTATTTGTTGCCAAGTACGTAGCTGCATAGATTTTTGTCTTTTGCGTTGCGTTGTTTTTCTTTGCAATGCGTTAAATGTATCAAGCCCAGCTTGCGATTGTGCAGCTGCATTATTCATTTTACCTTGGTATTGCTCTTCTAATTCATCAAACAAATCACGCGCTTCTTTCGCTTGGTCTTGCGTCAAAGCTCCTTCATTAACTGCGTCATCAATACATTTTCTAAAACTCATATCGGACACCTTGATAAACGATCAATCATTACATCGTCTTGATCTATTTCTGACAACAGTTGTCGCGCAGTAACTGTACGAGCAACTACGTTATTATCTGCATCAATCATTTGTTCTACAGGAAATTCTGCGTCCAACAGGCTTTCTTCAAGCTGTGGAACCTCTACGCTTTCCGCGCGTTCCGAACGCGCTGCAATAACATCTGCGCCGCTGGCTCTTGCGCTCGTTTTATTGCCCGGCTCTCCACTTCTTCGTAATCGAAAGTCTGTGTTGGCAAGGAGGCCTCTGGTATCTTCGTTGATTGGCCTAACTGCGTCTTTTGCAACTTCATTGTTGATGCGCGAGTATCCATCTGCAACACCTTCCTTTCTAAGTATATTATAAGTCTCTGTTGGTAAATTGCCAACCTTTTCTATATATTTTGGATCTATTAGCCTACCTGTTGCAATAAAGCGCGCAATCATTCTTCTAAATGCTTCGTCAACATTTACCACCATATCAACTAAATCAACTTCGTATCCGTTATCTTTTAAACGTTTTATAACGTCTTTTATTTTATTAGGATCAGAACCAACTTTCGGAACAACTAAATTATCACCTTGTTCCATTAAATCACTAAAAACCAAATCAGCTAGTACAGAACTTTCTTCATGCACAGCGCTTGCGCCAATGCCGTTGTTAAATTCTGGCAAAATCCTTTTTGCTTCATCAGCATCCACTATAGAAGCGCCAAGACTACGCGCTATTGGGTTTGCAATGCTACTTTTACCGCTTGCTGGTGGACCCATAATAATTACTGCTTTTCGTTCTTGCCGTAAAGAATTAGCTGCATACTCTAATCCATCATCAACATAACTAAGCGTCCTTGCTCCATTAATAAGATACTCTAACGCTTCTTCCGCTGACGCATCTATACGTGAGCCAATGCTATATTCTCTTGTTGCGTACCATTCGTCAGTGTTAAAGTTTGGTCTTTTTGCGGTTTCTGGCAAGCTGTTCATTGCGTCAACAGCTGTAACAATTGCCGGGTGTGACAGGATCTGTTCTTTTGACGCGCCAGTTTCTACTAGACGCCGCAAATCTTCTTGCAGCAATTCTGGTTCAGTTAAATCTGCTCTTATGTCTTCAGCGAGTGCTGCACTTTGTTGCGTTGTTGCATCACCATAAGGATCGTCAAACATATCTAAGTTGTTTTGGTCTTGCTCATTTCGTAACGCAACTTCTTGCGGTTCAGCATTGACAATGCGTCCAACATCGCCAACCTCTGCGCGTTCAAAGTCGCCCTCGTCAATTGCTCGTCTGACAGCGTTGAGAAAGCTTCTTGTAGCTTCGCCGTACGATCCTTGTTGTTTTGCAAGGGAAGCTGCATTTGAGAGCGCATCGGAGAGTTTGCCTTTTCTGTTTGCTTGGCTTTGGAGGAGCGCGATTGCTTTGCCATCTTCTACTGTCCTTTGTTTGTTTGCATCTTTTGCAAGCTGATTACCTTCACCTTCAATACGATCTGCATTACGAACAAGATTTTGAAATGCAGATTTATCTTTACGTAATTGATTTTTAGCACGTTCTAACACTTTGGCGCGTTCTAAAAACAAACTTTCTGTAATTACCTGTTCTCCAAACAAACTATCTTGCGTTTCTTTTGTAACTCCTGTTTCAATTACTTGACGCACAATGCTTTCCGCTTGGAATTGCGTTGATGGATTTGTTTTAGATAACACAGTCATTGCAGCATTTTGCATATCTGCATCAGTACCAATTAACCGACCAACAATTGCTCCGTATTCTGGTTGCACAACTTCATTTACTATCATGCCAAAAGCATTGTCGTTTAAATTTGCAAGACCTCTTGCTTGAGAAACAAACTGCGATCCTTTTGGAAAACTAGGATCATTTACTCGTTCTGGAGAAAATCTAAATATTTTTGCAGCATCTGTTACTGACCCTGTACCTTCGGATATATTTTTAAATGCAGCTGTAACCATTGCTTCTTCGGGTGTATAACCATCTACCTCACGCAATTTACGCCCATATAATACTACTTCTTGGGTAGGGTCTTGTGATTTTATTCTTTTAGCCAATCCTAATCTTTGATGCCCATCTGCTATAAACTTGTTGCCATTGGCGTATTCATAAACAGTAACTTGTCCAGCCGCGTCTGGGTTCCACACAGTTACATCACGTAAACGTTCTGTTACACCATACTGATCACCACCAGCTTTAAATTGAAATGTTTCGGCATCTACTTCTATTTCGTCTGGATCAAACTTAAATACTTGTCCATCTAAATTATCAGACTCAAAAACATTTTCTGGTTCTTTTATATTAGATTGCGGAGCGTCTGTTATTTTTGGTGCAACATTTTCTACTAATGCACGTTGCGTTTCTAATGTTCTTGCGTTGTGTTCTAGCTCTGCATTTGGGCCATCTAAAGGATTTTGCGCAGCGTTTTCTATTTCGCTATTGTACATAATTTCAGCGCCACGACTAACATCTGTTTCTTTAGCTGCGCCACTGTTTATTAAAGATCGGTATCCTTTTTGAAGTTGATCAGCTGTAAGCTCAATGGTTTTGCCGCCAATTTTTATTACACCCACAAACGCAGCACCAGTTGCCGCTGCTGTTAAAACAGAATTTCTAAACTCTTCGTACCCATAATCAAAACCAAGTTCTTTATACCATGCAGCTACCGCTGGTTGATAAGCTGCTTCTATTGTTGAGTTAATTAGTGCTTCTCTAAACATTATTCCGACTAATGTTTTTGCACCCAAAGAAATTGGTGATGCAGCTGCGCTTACCGATAAGTTTACCGGGTCTACTGCTTCCGCTGCAAAAGCACCAGCATAGCTTGCAGCTGTCGGCAAAAACCCTTCTGCACGATTATAAACATCTTCACCTTCTTTAATATCTTTAATTGATTTTTGTTTTGCATCGTTTCGTATTTTTGTTTTGTACTCTGGATCAAGAAGTAATGAAAAATCACCTTTTAAGTTTTCTAAATTATTACGTACATACGTCTGTATCTTAAATATTTTGCGGTCATAATTTGCACCGCCAGCATCGTACCAAGGAAGAGGATGGTCAAAGTTCACACCAGTTTGCGCTTCTAGCTCTTCAATTACGTCACTTAGAAAACCTTGCTCATACCACCGGGCAGCTAATGGTTGTGCAGCTTGAGCACCTTTGTATGCAGCTGTAAAGTTTTCAGCAACGCCTGTTGTGGGGCTTGCCTTGCTTGGCAAGCTTTCTGCAAAAGTAGGATCGTTGTCTTGAAAATTTAAAACGCTCATTGTGATCCTCTGTTTAGGATGCCTTTAGAAGAAGTTAACACACGCTCAATAACCATTTTATTTTTTGGTTTTAATCCTTTGCTACGTAAAAATGCTGCAACTGCTTCTTCTGTTATAGAATTTATATCAGCCCCTTGCGCTTTTACAAAATCAACAAATTGTTCCGTTGCTTCATACCATCCAATACTAACAGCGTTAGCATCAGACATTTTGTATGTTTCAAAAACTTGTTCTGCTAGTTTGCCGGTTACTTCTTTTTTGGTTTGTGAATTGTAAACTTTTCTAGTGCCAACATCTAACCAGTATTCTATATCTCCACTCATTTTTGTTCTATAAGCAGAATTTTGCAGTTTATCCCATGTTTTAGCATCTACAATGTCAGCATCTATTAACCTTGAGCCGCTTAAAAGTTCTAGCTGCGCTTTTTCTTCTTCAGTTAAATTTTGCAATTCAATATCTATTTGTGCAGCTTGTTCCGCTTCTTGTTGAGCAATTTCTTCTTTTTTTCTAACGTCTTTAATAGTTTGTAATAATTCTATTCGTTGTTTTGCTGGCTGTATTTCTTCATAAATAAATTCTACAGGTAGCCCGGTATCAGATCGAACAACTTGCTCATTTCCTACATCGCCGTACAAAAATCCATATACATTACGTCCTCTATTGTCTTTTCGTGAAACAAACACAGAATAGTTTTGGTCCGTAACTTCTTTTAATATTTCTTGCAAGTTTTCATTTCTTGGGTCAAAACTAGACAAGTTTGTTGTTTTCGCCATTTCATTAATTGTTTGCAAGTCTAATGTTTTAATAGCTTCTTCAAACTCTTCATCACTTGCATCTAATGGTCTAAAATACGATCTTCCATTGTAAACACCTACACCGCCACGCTCACCATCTTTTGAACCACCTAATGCGTAACTTATAATACTATTAAATTCTTCTTTATCCATTTCAGCAACATTTAACCCTTGTTTCAAAACTCTTGCAGAAATAATTGCTTCAACAGCTTGTCGCGTTGTATTATTTAATTGCGCTGCCATTCTTTCCGGCAACATAGAAAACGCACCTTGCATATAAGAACTAAATAAAATTTCTCCTTCACCATCAACAGCACTAGATAAAGAAGCTTTATTTTCTGCCATCATACCAGTTTGAATTTCAGAGACGGCAGAACTATTTATACCTTGTTGTTGCATAAGTCCGGCAATATGCCCAAGAAGCGGAGCATCTTTACTTATTTGCCTAAATAAATGTTGTGCATCTTTACCAAGCGCCGATTGTATAGCACCGATTGCGTTCCGTTGGTCAGCAAAGCCCATATTATCAAACACGTTATTTAACTGCACAACTTCACCATCGTCTAGAATTTTTGGTAAAAGACCACGCGCTGTACGATTATAGACACCATCTATTTCTCTATAAAGACTGTTTCGTATTTTTAAACCTTGTATGACATTGCCAATAGATTGCTCACTTGAAAAATCAAAGTTTATTCTTTTAAATTTACCAGCTAATAATCCGTTTTGTTGCGCAACTTGATACGGCGTATCGTCAATTCTTTTTTGAAATTTTGTTTGGTAATCTTCTAAGAAACTAATAACATTACGCTGACGTTCAGTTTCCGTTCCTTCTGCGCGTAAGTCATTTATATACTTTGTAATCTGGTTCGGGTTCATTTGCCGTACTTCATTACGTGCGGCAGTAATAGCTGCTAAATTTTCATACCCGGCAGTTATGTCTTTTGCTTCACCGGGCGGTAATATTTGAATAGCTTGTTTTACTTTTTTTTCAATATTATTGTAATCAGCTAAAGAAACATCAAACCCATCAATAATTGCTTTTGTGGCTTCCTCAATATCATCCGCTGCGCTTTTAGCAAAAACTTCTTGAGTTTTAAGTAAATTCTCTTCTTCTATTGTTTTGCCATCAATCGCTTGTCGTGTCGATCCTACTGAGTTTAAAATCTTTGCCCGGTCCTCTGGACGCAATCTTTTTAGTAACTCAACTTCTATTAACCCATCACCACCAGCATCAATTAGTTCTTGCAAATCATCGTCACGCAGCGCTTTATGTATTGCAGAAAACTTTGTTAATGGTTTGCCACTTTCATCTACAAATTTCTGTAGCCGTCTATACGCAACATTATTAAGTAGAGCATACTCCTGTTCTTGTAATGCAACTGGATCAAAATCTAGCACAGTTGATAATTTGTTACTTTCAGCCCCGGCTTCTTTTAATAGCAAATCAAGATATTGTACTGTTTCCGCATCAACAGCTTTATCTTCTTTATCTTGCAAATATTGCCTATGAGTAGCTTGCGTATCTGCTTCTATCTTTTGATCAATAACAGTTCGTAATCTAAAACGTTGTTGTAACTCTTGCCTAGAAAACGTTTCGTCAAACCGTTGTAATGCTGACCGATCAGTTCCAACACTGTCACGCATCTTTGTGCGAATACTTTCAGTTGTTTTATTCCACTCAGGATCATCTCCATCTAAGACGCCCCAAGGTTTTTCTGATTTACTAAGTCTATTGTATTCTTCTGCTAATTGTTCTTGCGTACCAAGTAACGCATTACTAAGTTGTGCCTCACGCGCCATCTTATACCGCATTTGTGCAAACTGCCCTACTTGGCTAACTGCCTCGCCAAAGACATTTCCTTTAGCTAGTGCTTGCTGCACATATGGTTCTGCCCTCATACGCGCAGTCATAGAACGACCCGGCGCTTGCGTAGAGATAGAACCTCTTGATTGATACCTTGGTATTTTCATTTTTTCACCTTACGCAAAACTAGGAAATTTTAAACCAGCATCGTAGCCAGTTCTAGCCGCCGATCCAAATCCCGAAATAAGACTTTGCATACCTTGCGCACGTAACGCACCAGCTGATGCACCACCTTCCATTCTTGTAAGGTCAGCCGTAAGTTGTACATTTTCTTTTGCATCGGCAATCTGCATTTGAGTAACGCTATCGTTAAATCTGTTAACAGCCATATCGTATTCAAATTCTCTAGCGTTTTGCCTTAAAACACGCATAGGCGTTCCTTGTGCAATGTCTATTCCAGCGTAGCCATAGTTAGCTATCACCGTTCCTTGCTGTTCAGAAAATCTAAATCTGTCTACTTTTTCACGCAATAAAGCATTTGCATTAAGTATTTTGCTTTGCTTGTCGAGAAGACCAATGTCTCTTTCAATCAAATCAGCATTAAAGTTTGCAGCTTCTTGCGCTTTTTCAGCTGCTCTATCAGCAGAATTTTTTTGAGATATGCCACCTATTATTTGTGAACCACCTACAATATAAGTAAAAGCATTAGCAGCCATTTTATATCAACCTTTTTGCAAAAACATTTTCTATATTCTCAAACCCAAGACGATCTAATAATTTATCAAAAGGTTTGTGTCGTTTGACGTTTATCATTAAGATAGACGCGCCGTATTCTTTTAATCTTTCTTCAGCAAATTTTATAAGCTTCCAACCAGTAAAACCTTTTCTATGTTCTGGTGCTATATAAATTATATCATTCTGTGCAAATATGTGATCTTGATAGTGCAAATTAGGAGCTACCGAAACAACAAAATACCCTATCATAATACCATCTTCTCGCGCTGTATAAATTTTTAACGCACCTATGCTTTCGTATTTTTCATACATATCCCAATTAGGATTAAATTTTATTATATCTTTATTTAACGCTATTTCTTCGTAGTGCCTTATAAGCAACGGAATAGCGTCTGCTTTAGCTTGGTTTAATGTTTCTTCTGCGTATACTACTGTCATTTGTCAAAAGTGTTAAGCCTTGGATAAATTGCTAATACTGTCATTGGTAACGGCTGTGTTTGACGTACAAATATTTTTGCATCATCATCGTAACCACCGGGAAATTCTATTTCTTTGTCACCAGTAAATAATGGCACAGCTGTATCCATACTCATAGAACTATCTCTAAAAAATATTCTATCTAGATTGTTGGCATCTGGCCCTACTTCGATACCCACAGTTTCATCTAAACGTAATGTAACCGCATGTATTCTTTTTGGTTTGCCTTGTGATGTGCCGTCTACAGATCCAGCCTCTAGACGTAAGGTTTGCATTTGACTCGTGTAACCAAAACCTATTGCCCCAGACGTAATGTCAAAATCAAATGTAACACCAGCGCTAGATACTGCTTTATCAGCGTGTGTTGCACCGTTAGCAAGTATAGATACCGTTTGACCTTCTAGGTGTTGCAACCCGGTTATAGAACCAGTTGCACTACCAGAGTACGACAATCCACTATCAACAAAAAATGCTGTTGTAGAAGCACTACCAAAATCAAAGTTTTTCATTAGCTCTATATAGCGTTTTGTCTGACTGTTAATAGTACGCTTCACAATCATATATAATTCATCTTCGCCGCTGTCTGTTGGTAAACTAATAATACTTTCAACAACGGCTTGACCGCTTCCAAAGCTACCTCCAACAACATGCTTGTGCCAAGCCACAACTTCTTCTTCGCGTCGATACGTAAGACCTAGTAACGTACCATCTGCACGTAACGCCCATATAAGGCTCTCAGGTTCTTGCTGATAAGCAAATGCCGTAAGACCGCCCTCTGTTAGATGTTCTGCTAATATCGTAACGTCAGGAGCCGCATACCCACCTGTATCCACCTCACCAGTATACTTAAACTCTCGTACCTTTCGACCACCACGTTGAATAAACAAAGTTAGATCTGCAACTTGTACAGGCTCGTCATTTGTACAACCATAGTTGCTATACTTACGAATAACAGTTGTTGTTGCTGTAACCGGGCCACCGTTGGTTGTTGTAAGTACATATTCACCGCCAGATGTACCAATGATTAATATTCTAGTAGCTGAGAGATAGCGTATAGCGTTCACTTTATTTGATGCAATTGTATAGATTAAAGCATCATTGTCCGCGCCAGAACCTATTGTAAAGTTTTCGTAATCCGCTGATTTGCTAAAGAAAAGAGTTTGTGGATTATTATTGGTTGCAGCGAAAACAAGTCTTTGCTCAAAGAATGTACACACAGATGGATTATTATCTGCCCCAAACAAAGCTGGAACACTTACATTTATTTTTTTTACAGTTCCACCAGAAGACCAAGCCGTATAGTTTGTAGTGTCAATATCATTGCCATCTATGTCTTTCAGCGTAAAAGTATGCGTTGTTACGTTTGCAACAGTAAAATATTTATCATTTAACTGCGTCATTCCAACAATGCTTTCAATCAAAACAGCATCGCCATTTGAAAAAGCATGTGTTTCATGCACCGTTACAACGCCCGGATTAGCTTGTGTTATACCTGTAATTGTTTTTGCGGCCTGTGGTTCGCCTAAATAGATAGCGTCTAGTGTCCAAGCATTGTGATCTGTACGTAATAATGTACGCACCTGATAGCTAGGATGCACCAAATACATAATATCAGCTGATTGGGCAAAACGCAGATTAGGTATATCAGCTGTTAGGTATGGCGTAGCTATCTCATAAATCTTATCAACAGTTACACCGCTTGTGTATGTTGTAAATCCTGTTGTATTTATTGCAACGCCAAACAAATCAGTAAGCGTAAATGTATTAGTTGTAACGTTTGCTATTTTGTAATTTCTTGCAGTTAATTCTGTCATGGCTGATGTATTAGAAAGATACACTTCATCGCCGTTACTCAAACCATGGCTGTTGCTTGTCAAAACACCCGGGTTAGCTTTTGTAATTGCACTAACTGTTTTTGCACTACCTTCTAAAACTTGCAAACCATTACGCAATACGCGCATATACAGATTGCCAAACTCTAGTACATACGTATCAGCTGTTTTAAACTCAAACGGTATAAGCCTTGTTTGCGCAGAACTATTTTTAACTTCTCCTAAATATTCCGTTCCCGGTCTACGTGTTACGCCACCATGAGGCTGAACAATCATATTAGTTAGATCAGACAAACCTTCTTTGTATTTAGCAATAGAAACACGGCCCTCAAGCCTTGGTGATATTTCACCAGCCGTAAAGGTACTGAGAGCCGGGGCTGATCGAGCCATTTAGAACCTCGCCTCAATAAAATCGCTTGCTTCAAGTCTTTGTGGCGCTCCTTCAGTACCATCAACAAATCTAGCTTCTTTTAACTTTTCTTCATACAAAGATGCAGTAACTTGCACCATCGTAGTCGAGCCAGTAACTGCATACGCTACTTCCATAGCTAACCTAGCAGCTAAAGCTTCAATTAAATTAGCATCGTACTGTTGTGGATCAGTTACCCTAGAAACATATTTTATTTTAGCAATAGCTTCATCTGTTAATAATTTACGACCTTCAATTACAAACACCGGGCCACCGCTATTGTTAAACATATTGTCTTGTGGATAGGATAAAGTTCCGTTGCTAAATTCAGTTACACGTAAACAATACGGATCTGTTGGTAGTGCATATTGAAAAGCATAACCAAAATCAGGCGTTTCACTTTCTTTTGCAAGCTCTGATCTTCGCAACAAGCAGTTCCAAGGGTGCGCCCTAAAAACAGTATCCCTTACCGACTCGTACCTTTGATTAACTATACGCGCTGGCTTACTGTTTTCGTCAAGCGCTGTAATATTTGTAGCGCCTAATGTGTTAAGCGCAAAGTTTGCAATATCAACTGTACTAGCCATTTAAATCTCCATAAAAAGAAAGGGGCGCAGACGCGCCCCACTCTATTAGTCTAGAACGTACTTAACGGTAAGTTCAATAGTACCAGTGCCAGCGGCACCGCCCATTGTAACCGTTACAGGTACACCGTCCTCGTTAGCATCTAACTCTGTGCCGGAGCCTAGAGCTAGTGTAGCGATTACGTCCACCTTTTGCGCTGATGTGGAAGCCGCCGCAGCTTTATAAGCTGCCGCTGCCGCGCTTACCGCTGTACCAGCTGCATTAGTATGTGCAGCGTAGCCAACAGACAAGGTTGTAGATGAACCAAGTGCATCATGTGCAAGAGATCCTTCTAGCAATCTAGCGCCATCAGGCATGATAAACATTTCAATAACGTCACCAGACGCTAAAGAAGATGCCTCATAAGTACCATGAGCAACTCTAATTCTGCCGCTCATTTCGTTCGCCTTATTCATAACTACCGGGGTAGCTCGTGAATTAGTGCGTTGTGCTGAATAAACAGTAGCCATAATTTACTCTCCTTATTCGTTACAAGCTATTTCTACTACCTTATCTTCTTCCATGCGTGTAGCACCGACAGATTGGCAATAGTAAACTTGGGTTGCATATGACTTGTCAGCACGTTCATCAATGCGCGCTGATGGCTCTTTACCAACAGCTAGTTTGATGCCATCTGAAGCAAAAGCAATAACCTGACGGTCACTGTTACTATCAGTGTTCAAACGATTTGACACGATAAAGTTAAACCCAACAAATGTGTTAAGCTCACCTTGCGCCAACGCTTTGACTGTGTTGAAGTCGGATGAAGTTACTGTTGTGTTATTTAACAAATCAGAGATTTGCTTTGGTGACACAACAATATGCCGTGTGATTGACGGATCAACAGAGTTTGAATCTAAAAGCTCTTTAGCACTTAGAAGCTTTGCAATTGTCAATCCAGCAGATCCATGAGCAATTTTCTGTCCAGATGGAAGCGCTGTAGAAGTAGCTCCCTCTTTACCAGTATTTGCAGTACCTAGAGCCGCAGTAATGATAACATCATCCATAGCACGACCCATAGCAGCAGCTGCCGCACGGCTGTAGGTTGAGGTAGGATCAGCAAGTAAACGCACTTTGTCTTGATCGTCAATCAAGTCGGCGTACTCGTAATCTGCCATTGTTACCATGCGTCTGCTATGTGGTGTGTCAACCAATGGCGTATCCGCATGGCGTGAGGTTCGTAGAACAGCTGACGCTGCACCTACTTGGTCAAAAAAAGCTTTTTCACCGTTCACACTTTCCGAGTCAACTGCATCTCGCAGCAACGAACCCATTTGCTGTGATAGCATTTGGATATTCGCGGAAAACTGTTGAACAAAAGCTGTATTTATTTGAGTAGACATAAGTCTCTCCTTTACAGTTTCGATTAAAGTTTGCTGCGCTTGGTTATCCCTAATGGGGCCGTGCTACTGCTTTGGGCAGCTACTCCGCTTGTCTCACAAGCTTGACGTTGTGGGCCTTTCGGTTATCCACTAGGTAAATTCACGGAGCCTTAACACCTCTGCGACTACCTTATCTTTATTAGGATGTTTCGCATCCCAATATGCACCTCCCGGCACTGTAAGCTCGTCTATTTGACGCTGTGCCTCTTCCGGGGTCATAACTAATTCTGAAGGCTCACCAACAAGTTTATCTTCACCTATCTGCTCACCTAAACTAGCAAACATTTTTACAATCTCAGGAACATCACCCAATAATCGCCCATCTGCTAATTCTATACTATCAAACAATTCTGTACCGCCTAAAAACGTTCTAGCAGCACTTTGCGCTAATTCTAACCGCTGGTCAAAAGCTTTACCATACTCTTTTTGTAATTCTTCAATACCAGCCTGTTTTGCATCATCAGCTTGTTGCGTTCTTAAATCTCTAAAACCATTTTCCTGTTCTGCTAAATAATTGGCAAACTGACTTGCTTGATTTTGCGTTAAGCCAGCTTCAAAAGCTTTTTCTCGCAAGTTGTGGGCAACCATTTCATTTAAACCGTCAACTTGTGTAAAATCATAACCATCTGAACTTTCTGGCGCGCCTAGTTTTGTATAGACGTTGCGCCATTCATCAGGCGTAGAATGTTTGCCGGGCAATGCAATTTTATCAGCGCCAATCATTCTTTGCGCATGTACATAACTTTTTGCTAATGTTGCCGGGTCTGTAAAATTACGTAAAGATGGTTCGCTACGCAAATCTTCTGGTAAACTTTCTAAAAAATTTATTGGTGCTGTTTCTGCTACAGCAACGGCTGGCGCAGCTTCTTGAGATCCAGTGTCTTGGATTGCCTCTTCACTCATTTCATTTCCTTCTCTTCGGACAACATCCGAACGATCAGCAACACAGTTGCGCGTTGTCCTTCATTAAATGCAGTTTCATAAGGATCGTTGGAAAACGTGGTTGTCTCAAACCCAAACCTAGATTTAAGATCACTCAACACTTTTACACCATCGTCAGACTTAAACGTGCGGCGATAGCTTAATTTTAATTCTTCTAGCTGTTTCAAATTAATCCAGCCTCACTTACAGCTTTTAAACCGGGTCCAGCTTGTCCAACCAGTTCCGCAGCTTCTTGCTGTTGTTGAGCTTGCTGCGCTTGAGCCTGTGCTTCAGCTTGCTCTCTTCTCATACGCGCAACTTCTTCATTACTTTTAATTACACGCGCTGGCATACCTGTAACTTCTACAAGATACTGCACAAGCTTATCATCATCTAAATAATCCATTACAGGAGCTACTTCGCTTACTTGCATCATTATTTCAAAACCACGCAACATAGACTGCAAGTCGGTTAACTTTTGCGCTTTTGCTAATGGTGAAACATATTCAATATCTATTTCTTTACCTTGAAGCTCCTCCGGCGCGGCAGGGAGGAGGCCGTTACGGAGGAGCAATGCAAAAGATCTAGAGATTAGCGGCTGGAGCAATTCGGCTTGTAGCCTACCCAAGACAGGCCCAAGCAACCGCATTTTCTCTTCATTCCTTTGCAAGACTTCCGTAGCGGTCATCGTCTGACTTTGACCAACTAACAATTGATCCACATAAAAAGCTTGACGTATAGCATTACGTCTTTGCTCTTCCATATTTAGACCAAGAGGATTATTTGCACCTATATTTAAAGGCTCTAACCTGTCTCGTGTTCCTGTACGATAGAAGTTTAACGCACCCGGCGTTGTTCTTACAGGCATCATAAAACCATCATCAGGAACCATTAATGGTGGATCTATTTGCTTTTGCGCTGCCTTAATTGTTGTTTCTGACATTTTGTTAAGCATTTTTACATCAGGTAACGCAGTCATTGCCGGGGATCTACCGTACTGGCTAACACTATCTTTAACAAAACGCGGTATCATAAACGGA